GCCGATAAACAGGGTTATCGGCATTTGCTTATCTGAATGCTATCCCTATCACTTATGAGGTGTATAGCCAGGGAATTGGAACAGAAGGCCATATAGATCAGACATGGTATCTCTGATCACTTCCAAATCTCGTTCTTTGTAAAGCGAGTCCGGCAAGCCTTCAATTAAAGCACACAAGTTTTCGAACTTTGGTTGCAGCTCTACTGGTAAATCGTTCTCTGCTGAGATGTGAGCAAACATCTGCCCATAAGTCTCATTGAGCGACTGAGCTGGAGTTCCACGCTCATGAATATAGGTCAGCGCGCTAAGCAGCTTCTCATAGGCATAGGTGTTGCTGGTCGTCATGGAAGATCCTCTGTAGTTACTCGGTGATACTTCACCGGTGTCAATTATGCATCACCAGGGATCACGGAACAATTCTATACATTTCAATAGCTTGCCATAATCAGCACCTTTAGCCAGCTGTTCGTCCAGCGTGTCGGCTCACTCAAACTTGGAGGTTAAATTATCTCACCTGGTAACGTGGTATTGGGGTCACACTGAGCCAACAGTTCTTCCAGTGTGTAGCTCGGCTTGCCATCATCGCGCAGTTTGGCGCGAGCACGCTCCACATCATCAAGCGCCGCAGTCAGCAGCGCCGGATCACCATCTTCAAGAGCTGCCAGCAGATAGGCAACCATGTCGGCCTCAGTGGCCAAGACGTCAGCCACATCAAAGCGGCTCCATTGTTCAGTTCTCTTCATTCCGTCCTCCTGTATCCATCATTGCGCATAATTCATGATTACGTTAAAGCCGCCGATGCCGTGCGTCCTGACAATGTTGTCAGATTCGAGCGGTACGCGAATAATGCGCAGGAATATAACAAAAAACTTTATCTTTCGATGGTTTGAGTGCGGTTTGAGTCCAGAGGAAACAGCGAAACTTTGTTTTGTTTCCGTGACGGAGGTCACACTCTGGGATGAGGGAAAACCCATACCGCCTGCATGCAAACGAGTCATGAGGATGGCAGTTGGACGGGAGCTGCCAACCGTTTTTACCCGCTATTGGGATGGCTGGCGTATGTCCGGACATCACTTAATCACCCCTGCTGGCACCTATCTGAGCCGCCAGCGTCTGGAAATCATCGAGTCGTTCGGGAGTGAAGACCTCAAGGCGCTGAAAGACAACGCGGCGCTGAGGCGTCTACCTACCTCAGAACGCTGAGAGCCTTAAAAGCCGGTTAATTAAGGGATTGAGGGAGAAGTGATCCCCTCAATCCCCTGCTCAAGGGTATGTTGGGGTGGTGTAGTCAATCACTAAATCGGAACCCCACAAGTGGGGCCCCCACGATTTAGCGTTTGACTAGGTTAGTGCCACTGGGGGTTGGCTTTGTAGAGCTTGTCAGTGAAGGTGCGGAGTGCTTTGAACTGTATCCACTCAACTGGTGCGCAGGAGTTCCACGGCACTGGCAGGTCGAACAGGCGCTCAAGTAGCTGGAGCATGAAGAGATAGGAGTAATCTGTCTTAGTCGCCTTGGCCAACTTGAAATAGTTCTCCTCAAGCAGGTGAACACCCTGACGACTACACCGAAGATCCCAAAACACCTCCCAAGCATCAGCAACAGGGTTTGACCTGGTGGTGGTCTTTGCAGGAGAGGAAAGAGGCAAATCAACCTGCTTATGGAGATGGCCAGATTCTGGGGCAGGAGACGAAGTTGCGGGTTGCCCTGGCTGTTGGCGTGATACCTTCTCGATCATCGCGTGATGCCAAGCCAGATACCTGACGGCTAAGGCCGTGCGGCGTTCTATGGCCATTTGGCCGTTCTCCATGCGTACAACGGTGTTACGGGCAACGGCCAGCTCGTCAGCCATGCGCTGTTGTGACCACTCAAGGCGGGACCGTATGTCTTTCAGTTCTACGGCGCTCAAGGTCAAATCGTCCATGTTTCCTCCTTGTTGGTGCAACATCATGTTGCATACATTGATTATAGTTTGAGCTGTTTGTAATGCAACATCATGTTGCACTTTCTTTTTGAATGTCCGTGTTTTGGCTACGGGCGGGAGCAACGCTACACGAGGCGATTTATTTTGGGGGAGGGTGTCCTCGGGGAGCGCCGCTGCGCGGGGAAACGCCAGCGGTGGTGCTGCTGGCCCGCGCGGCGGCGGGCCTACGGCCACTGGCAAAATGAAATCGTGCTGAGAAGCCAGGGGACGCGTTGGAGGGACGCGTCACACTTGGACGGGGTGAATGCTACAAAGCCTTTTCAACTGATCCCGCAACGCCTGCGGTCAAACTATCCTTCTTGCCTGACGGTATGGTGTTGCGCTCACGGATGAGCATGGTCACTTTGCCTTTGGTGATAACCAAGCCGTAGGACTTCATGACGACAGTCCAGCCCAACTGGGTGAGGTCTCCCGAACGCCATGTCGTTATGTTGTTGTCCTTGTCGTCCCACACCTCGATCCATGCATCCAGCAAATGGCCGTTGACGATGGTCTGAGAGGTCAGAACAGGCTTGCCGGATTCAAGGGTCTGAGTGAAGAGATCATCGACCTTGGGTTTCGGGGGCGGCTCCGGCCTTGGTGCTGGTTGCCCAGGTGAACTGGGTGATGCAACTTCATGTTGCTGTGCCTCCTGCTTGGACAAGTCTTCGGCCCCCGTCTTGCTGTTGAAGTTGAGCATTGTATCGACAGCGAACCAGAGGCCACCGATGAACAGCAGGGCAGCGATAGGGAGCCCGTACTTGAACTTGGCGGACTTGAAGATATTCGTTCGGTCATCTTCATAAACCCCCATTTCATTGTCTTCTGAGGTGGTGCTGGCGTAGCTGCCGAAATACTTGGGGTCATACTGCCGGATGCCGCCTGTGAGCTTCTCGAACTCGATACGGCTACGCTGGCCGTCTGCCCTGAGGGAACCACTGTAGGCAGTCCAAGAGTAGCGTTTGGCTTGGCCTACGGCGTCGAGCTTCTTGAAGACGAACTTCTTGTCGATACGGTTGCGCCACATGCTGTGGACATCGTTGAGGTTCTGACCCATCAACACGATATCAAGGCCACGGTGGCGGTGTTCTGTTATCAATTGGATGATCGGGTCAGGTAATTTTTGCCGACCAGAGGGCCAGAAGTTCTGGCTCTCATCGATGATAACGAGGCTTTTGTCGCGAACGTGTTCGTGGATGGCCGGCACCTGCTCACGGGTGATCTGCCTGAGCTGTTCTTGGCACTCCTCAAGGGTTATCTCGGCCAGCTCGGCAATCTTCTCGTAATTCAGGCCCTCGATATAGGCATCCACGGTGCGACCATCCTTGAGTCGCGGAATAATATGGGACACCAATGCTTCATAGCTTTTACCGGAGCCCGGCAATCCCTCATGAAATATCAGCATGTTAAGACTCCATTTAACATAATAAAACCGTCACGCAGTTATCACCACTGGAACAATGTTGCCACTTTACGAACCAGCCGGAAGGCGACACCCATCGATATAAACAGGAACGCCTGCGCTATCCCCGACATATTCAGGAAGTAGACAACATCCGAGGGAATGTAGTTAAAGAGATCCTGCAAGCTGTATTGCAAGAAATCCGGCATAGGGATACTCGATATAACGAACCGTATCCCCTCCAATAGCTTTTCCAACGTGGTCAGCAGAATATCCTCGAACCACTGGAATATGGCCTGAAAGAACTTCACCACCCACATGATGAAGCTCTCAATCATATCCTTGAGCCAGTTCCTGAACGAATTAAGCAATTCCATGGATTGTATCCTTAGTCCAGCAGGGCAATTCTAAAAGCGGCATAAAGCCCTAATAGCTTCACGCACAGCGCGATTATTTCGAATATCTTTTGCAGGTCGGCATTACAGAACACATCGAACACCAGACTTCCACCACCTACGCCGCCAATCTCCGGCACATCGATACTGAACTGGGGACACGTACCCGCGCCCATATCGACTTTGAAGAAGTCACCGATGGACGAGAACAGCGGCAACTGATTCATGGCTGTAACATGATGTTGCATCACGGTGCCGTAGTTACGTTGCCCCCAGTCGTTGGGATTGGGGTTAACCGAGTTCGGGTCGGTCTTGATGTTTGTATCGCCCGGGGGGAGGGGCTCTTGGCCTTCTCCCTCTTCACCCTTCTCAATGGCGTCTTTGATGGCATCCAACTTGGTGCCGAGCTGGGCGTTACCATCCTTGATGGCGTTGGCCGTCTGTATCTGGCCCATGCTGGCCCCTGCGCTGCCCTGTGAACTGGCGAGCTGTGACTCATAAATCTGTTTCTGGATATCCTTGCCGACCTCTTGAATGACCTTACCCATGGCGGCGTTCTGCTCGGAGGTCGCCTTGATCTCTTTGTTGCTGGTCTCGGCTATCTTGTTGACGACATCGTTAAGCGTGGCCGTGCCCGTTGCGCCTGAGGTGGTGTTACCAAGGGCATCGCTAACAGCGCCGTCGAGGTTGTTCTGGGCGTCATTGGTTGAATCTGATGAGCCTGGGGGCGTGACTGGGGTATCTACACCCGCAGATGATGAATCCTCTGCATCACCGTTGGTCTGTATGGGACAGTTCTCGCCTGTGAACTGAATGACCCCCGACCAGACATTGGGGTTTGAGCCAAGGTTGATGGCACCGCCTACCGACTTAACAGAGCATTGCCCATAACAGGTAATTTTGACTGAGCCAAAATTGCTTGTGAAATAACTGACGGGCTCGTCTGGTGTGCCATAGGTATTACCCGCGATGCCTTCACATATCGGACGGCAGAATTCTTTGCCTGTTATTGCGTTGGTGTCTTTGACAGAGCCCAGCAAACACTGAAGTGGTTTCTTTTCACAGACAGTTGCGCCGTTTACAACTTTAGGCCCCATAGTGAATTTTGGTTGCCCTGGGGGCGGGCATGAATACGAGGTGAAAGCACCAGTCTTGGTCAAAGCGCCCCAATAATAACAGCCGCCATCCTTATCGCAGGCAGTCCACTTAATTTGTGATGATGTATCCGATTGAATTGCGCCAATGGTATACGGGGCTCCAGCAGGGCTATATAGATTCGCCAGAGCGTAAACAATATACGCCTTGCACTCTTCGATGGTTTTTCCATTGGTGTAATGACCAGAGGATATACTACAAACCCCACGATAATCCGTAGTCTTGTGAGCCGGAACAGATTCAGCCGCGTGGGCATAATTGCCAATGGCCAGCGTAAGCATTCCCAGCGCAATAGAGCCGAACACGATATAGAGGGCCCACTTGAACAGGCGGAGAATGAGCTTAAAGAAATTCAGCGGGTTGATGCAGTACATCAATGCCTTGAGGGTCTTCTTGGTTATCCAGCGCCAGTTAATGGCGCGAATTGTTTCCCGATATGATCGCATATGCCAGCACCAACCCTGTGATGAACATTATGGGAGCCCAAATCATGGCGTCCTCTCCAATGAAAAAGGGGCAGCGATGGCCGCCCCTTGTGGTTGCAACATGGTGTTACTTACTGCCAGCCAGGCTCTGGATTTTACGCCAGCCCCAGATGGCCGCCGCCAAACCAGCCTTGGACAGACCAACAGCGGCCACGAACCCGAGCAGGGCAGCAACAGCGGCCAGCACCACAGTTTGAACACCGGATACATCAAAACCACCTTCACCAGCAGCATTGGCAACGCCAGCGGCCAGCAGCATGGAGGCGATGATGGTCATTTTCGGGGCATTACGGATCATGTTTTTCATGTGATATTCCTTCATCTCATACCAGTAATTGAGGCCAGTCTGTCCCATGCCCATGAGGCGTAGTAAACAGAGATAACCCCTGTGAAAGAGGCGGCCATGATGGCCCCCAAAGTCCCATAGCCCACGGTTGCAGGGTCGAGCCAAGCAGCCATGGATGCTATGTCATGTTGCTCGACCAGATACGCGCCTTGGCACTGGTCAAGCGCCACATTGGCGACTTGCAAGAAGCCGTCAGCCGTTACCTGGACGCAGCGCATTAGTTACCCTTCTTCTCAGGTGAGGGGAGGGCGAACAGGCGGAAGCCGTTGAAGGTCTTGTGCAAGCCGCCGTTGCCCGCGTAGCTGTTGTCCACGTATTCGAGTTGCAGGTTGACCTTGCGGCCGACCATGTTGGCCAGCTCAACGTGATAGTTGGCTTTGACCTGTTCCTCGCTCAGGCTGAACTCGATGACAGCGGTGGGCTTGGTGGTCATGAATTTCACAGTACCGATTTGCACATCGATGTCGTTGCGCTTACGGGTACTCAGCACGATGTCGTCGGCATCGAGGATGGTTCCTACAATTTCCATATTCGTTATCTCCGGTTGTTTGGTTTGGTAAAGACAGGACAGTTAATGACACGGGTCCAAGCCGCCGCCGGGCGGCTCGCACCCCAGAGGGGGCCCCGCGAGGCGCTCGTCGTCGGAAAACAGGAGCCATGCGCGGGACTGGTAATCACAAATGGCCATCTGGCGGAGGGCCTCATACTCTTCGTATTCCATGTAGGCGTAAGCCTTCTCGTCGCGCATAACCTCGAACTGGTCGCGAACGCCTTCCATGGTCTTCCGGCAGGCCGCTTCCCATTTCTCCTTGGAGGTCACAAGCCATTCTTTGGCGCGGGTGAGCATGAAAATGTTCGCGTACATCAACCCCATGGCGCGGGCAGGCGCATCGTCGCCGTACTGGGTCTTGCTGCGCGGGGTATGGAGGGCAACGCCGTCCTCGTCACAGAGCAGCTTCATGGTCTCAGGGATGCCGTAGTGAACGCGCACGGTCTGGTCGTTGCGACGAACTTGAACGCCGCCCATGGCGCAACAGAACGCGGCCCAGTCTCCCGCGTCAGCGGCTTTGCGGACGTTTTCGAGCGCGAAGTGCTGCTCTTTGGTGAGTTGTTGGAACATAGGGTCTTCCATATCGAGTTCGTCGCGGATGGTGCGGAACTCGCGCCATGCAGTGACTGAGGGACCGCCAATCTGTTGGAACTGGCGGATACGGTTATCGGATTTCCACGCGTCAACGCGGGCGGCAGTGTCAACGGCCTTGGCTCGTTTTCCGGCTTCGTGGTCGAGGCCAACAGCGAAGCCGTCGATATTCTTAGCCACGTACTTGGAGCAGTAGCCCACGGCGGAACCCTTGCGCGGGTCGATGAAGACCACTTTGAAGCGATGCTGCTTGGCGCCTGGCTCATTACCGGAGTCAGCCAGCATCTGGGCGCGGCAGATAGCGATGTACTGTTTGGCCTGCTGGGTTGTCATGAACAGGACAGCGTGCCAGTGGGGCGTACCATCGTGGTGAGGTTCGGCGAACCGGAAGCCGTACGGCTTGATTTCAGCCTCTCCGGCGCGTTTGCGAATGTTGTTCCAGCAGTTGGTCAGCCATGCTTGGGCGTCACGCACGGACGGGCGGCCCGCCTCGATCCATTTCTGGTTCTGCTGGCCATTGCGGTGAACCGAGTGGAAACGGCTGGGACACGTAAAGGTGAGGAAGATTGCAACATGACGTTGCTCTTTGGCGCACTGCTCGAAGCCGGACAAGCGGGTCATCAGCTCGGCCCGACGGTTCTTGGGGTTGCTGACGCTGGCGTCTACGGCGTCTTTCATGCTTACCGCGTCGAATACATCCTTCGCATTGTGCGCCACAAGCGCAGACAAGGTTTCATCATTGCGAGCACGACGGAAAGCCCGGCGAGCAACTGAAAGATCCGTTGTATAGGCTGCCATTCTTGCGCTGACCAAGGCATACCCTCTGGAAACGTCATAGAGGCGCTTAGCAGCAACAGAACGAATGCGGCGACGTACCCAATCCATAGCAGACCAGCGATTGAGGGTAGGATAAGGATCTCGCTCTTGGTCAGGTGTGGGCTTAGCCACAGGTGAAAGGCCATACTCATGAGCCAATCCAATAGTAAGGCGCAGGGCAATGAAATCAGCCCGAGTAGCAGCCAGGCGGCCCACGTACTCGGCAAATCGGGTTGCAAAGATATCAACAGATTCGTCATCAGCAGAAAAACGAAACTCGCCAAGTTCGCCCCTAACAGAAAGAGCGCTATCGAGTTGACGTATGGACTCATTAGCAGCTTGGACACCCAGTAACGCATTACGCGATTGATAGACATGTGTGAACCACCCAGTGCAAGCAGGGTGACGCAGGATTACGCGCTCCCGCAGTTTGGCATCTTCGGCACCACCAATCGGCAGGGCCGCGAATTTGTCCGCTTGAGCCTCGGGGCTGAACGGGGTAGGGGAGGAACGCAGCACCGGAGCAGGTTCCTCGACTTGCGGTTTCCACCACTTGTTTGCAACATCAAGTTGCACATCATTCTCTTGTGCCCACTGTTCGCGCAGCATGGCCATGTAGGCCGGAGAGCTGCGAAGGGCCATCAGATAATCTTCACCCTTGAGGCCAGCGAGGGAAGGGGAGCGACTACGCTTGGCGGCAACCGCAGAACGGGAGCCGTCAAGGCTGCGCTGGGCGGCGTAGGAGGTGAATGTCATGGAAGAGCCAAGAGTGCCGTTGCGGGAGGTGATCATTTGCTGGCACCAACGAGATCAGCAAAGCGGGACTGGCCATCTGGATAAACCATGTACAGGCTTGAAGCGCGACCGATAAGGGCCTCAAAATGAGCCAGTGAATCAGCCTCATTCGTAAAGCACTTGTTGTACGGCTTGCCGTCTTCTTTCCAAACGACAATGTACTCATAGGCAGGTTTCCAAGCGGCATTGAC